TGACACCAGACACAACCGTAGAAGCATTGTCCTTCACGGCCGTCAGTGCTCCGATGGCGTTTACTGGGTCTGCGCGTACATTCATTCTACCGGCATTACCCTCGCGGTCCTTTTTACCTCTGTTAACGGCCGGTCTGAGGTCGGTGGGAGCTATCTGGTATCCACCCTCAAAATTAGCGATACCCGGTGCGGCGACAGTATTTACGCGCTGCTGGTTTATGTCCCCCTTGTTTCTCGTGGGGTTGTCTTGCACGGCAAGTCCGGATACAATGCTGTTTGCGGGGCCATAAGACAAGCCATCGTCTCTCATGGTAGTCACCGATCTGTTTGTCTGGCGCTTGGTGCGCTCAAAGTTCTGGTGACCGGTCATACCCGTGAGATTTCCACCCTGACCCTCAGCTCTCCCCCGTACGGCCGGGTATCGCTCAAATAGATAGGCGGTTTTTTCTGGTTTTCCGTGAGTGACCTTTGATGCCAGGGTGGGTTTGGGTACGGTTGACATTGCGGGTCCGGATCGGCCTGGGCGCGTGTTAAGTCTGTACCCATTGAAGTTGTTGGGCATCACTCTGTACATCTGCTGAAATCCACCATAGGCGGGGAGTTGGGAAGCGGCCAATCCCAGTCCTGGGCCGATCTGTTGTTTTTCGACTGGTTGTACATTGTTCATTTTACCTGAAACATCCTGTCTATTGGCATAATTATAGACCGGCTGTCCATGGGGGTTTCGTCCCGATGTTGGCGATACATCAGCAAAACTACCCACGGCCTGTTTCTGCATAAAACCAGTCCCCGCGGGGATGTACGCCCCGGTCATCATATCAAATGTGGGCTCTGATCCCATGGCAAGGGGTGCCTGGTTTACCGGCATCTGTTGTGCAAACAGAGGCTGGGCGCCTTGTTGGTGGGCAACCACACCCGGGGCTGGGGGCTTACTCGGTCTATCACTAAGGGTTTTTCCGGCGTATAATATTCCGGCTATGGCAACTAAGGATATAGGGTCCATTATTACTATAGGTATTTAATTTATTTCTTACAGTATCTCTGAAGGAACAATCCATTCTGGAGTTCGGCACGAGTGTCCTGTGGATCCCACGACATGGTTCTCTGGGGGAGTTTGCACTTCATATCTCTGTGCGGGAAATCAAACGGCTTCTGATCATAGTATTTATTGAATTCCATTGTGCTCTGGGGTCTGAGCTCATCCTCGACCGCGATGAGGGAGTGGGGTGCTCCCTTGCCCGCCATATAGGGAGCCGTACCGTATTCGACCGTAGTGGGACGGCAACAGTAATTTAACGAAGATGGTTCTGGGTAAGTCAAAACCTCCTGATTTGCTTTGTAGGTTGGAACTGCGTGGGCCTTGACCAAATCAAGACCGGGCTGTAAAGTCCAGGGATTATTAGCGTCCATTAGTATTAAAGTATATTTAAAATTAACGTCCCAACATACCCGTTCGGGGCTGGTTGCTCGAGTCGATGCCGGCGAATGCCTCGAGCTGAACACCCCGGGCATTGGGACTGCACGAGGAGGGATCGTCTCTGCACCCCTGAGCGCCGGTCTGGGCACCATAGCACGCCTCGGCAAAGGCCGTCTGGTCTCCGGGAATCTGACTTACGGGCATGGTGTACCATTGATGGGCCGCCGATTTTTCGTAATTGAAACCCGGGACAATGCTCTGTTGCGGGAGTGTATCGTCTAAATATTTTTTGACCTGGTTCTGAACTTTGGGGTAATAACACGCCGAGGGACGATCAGGGTGCTCACTATAATCCGACATGAGAACATTGGCCATGGGGTTGCTTAAACTGGGCTTTTCACACGAGTGTCTCAGAAAATCGGGCTGTACCCTCCCATCGGCGTTTGTGGGTCGCACGGCCGGAGACGCAATCATATCCGATTTATAGAATGCATAAAGAACCCCAATGGATACGGTGGCTAAAATGAGAACCCTGGGATCTTTTTGAATAATATACAATGCGATGGCTATGTACAAAATAGCACGGGTGGCAGAATTAACTCTCTCGTCTACTGACTGTTTGGCACTGGGCCAAAAGTCAAGAAGACGGTTTTCATTAAACAGTTGTTTTGGATTATCAAACCAGGCTGACATTATACAATATAGTTTTAATTTATTTTTTTGTGTTCCCCAGTCCCAGAGATTCGAATACACTGGACAGTGCATTCATATCGATCTGACCAGCAATTGCCGCAAGATCACCGAGACCCGACCCACCACTCCCAGGGTTTTGCATATTCAACTCGACCTGTTTGGCCACCTGTTCGATGGTTTTCATGGCATCCTCGGGAATGGCCACAATGGTCATACCCAAGACATTGAGACTCTGAAGATACTGCCAGATGGCATTCTTGGTGTTCTCAGAAAGATCGTCGTTCCACCACTTCTTGATATTCAGAGCATCAAGGAATTCAACTTCCCCGGTAAGGAAGAACTGGTCGTCCTTGTTCATGATCTGAGTATGAACCTTTTTCGCCGACTCCATGTACATGTCTACACACTTCCTAGGATTTGTCTTCTTAATAAGCTCGTATGTCACCTTGTACTTCTTAAGTTGCTTCTCCTCTGGAAATGTCACGACCAGCTCATCAAAAAACTGGGACATCATGTCATTAAACTGGTGTACGGTAGTCATGGGTATATACTATTTATAGGTTTGTTTTCTTTATTTAAAACGCTTCAGTTGAAATCGCTTCCTTCACGGCGCTTCCATTTGACACAATAAAAAACACCATAAGTGCATTCAATACGGCGGGCTTGGTATAAGCGTGTAATTCTGGTTTGGGTTCGTTGTTCATTCTGTGTTTGAGATATATGTATCCTGATGTCATGACGGCAGCGGCCATCGCTGCTCCAGAAGGGGTTCGGAGTTGTTCAGATAAATCCATTCTACTTATATAATAAGGATTTTTTAATTCCGTGTCTCCGTTGCATTGGGAAAAAGTACGCCCTCATCGTCATTTTCGGGTTCGGGAATGGAGGGTGGTCTGGGAACTGTTATATTTTTGGTTTCGATGTCATCTAAAGTAGATGAATTTTCTGGGTCTCCTGTCTGTTCCTCTGTGTCCGGGGGTGGAGGCACAGGAACTTCCTCTTCCTCTTCCCCGGGGTCAGAGTGTGGGTCTTCAATATCGGGGTCTTCTGTGTCCGATGGGTCTCCCATCTGACTTTCGACCTCGGTATCATCCACACCTGTAGAATTCCCCTGACCAATATAGGCCGCAAGAATTTCCTGTACGGGCACCATAGACTTAATAACCACATCAAGTGACACTGCGTTCATTTCCCGGAGTTTGTCAATCTTCTCATCATCCGATGGGTTTTCGGCTATCCAATGGGGGTTTTTGTAAAGGGTCTTGGCATTCTCCTCATAAATCCTGAAAATGAAGTCCTCATTTTTGGGAAGTTTAATGGAAATTTTCTGTTTCTCCGTCTTGAGGCGTACCGAAGACAAAATCTTCACATAACTGACAAACACGGCCGCCAATAGGTCTCCAAAATAGGCACACGACTTGCATATTTCGTCCGCGTGTCTCTTGACCATCCCCTGATTCCATGATTTGATATCCCGTAGATATTCCTGGAACTTGATTAGAGTCTTCTTACCCTTGGAATCAATAAGTGCCCTGTTGTAAATTTCATCGAAAGTGGCAATCAAAAATGGGAGCAATACATCATTCAACTGACCGAGGTATTCGCGCTGAGCTACTGCTATAATATTATTGAGGTTTCCTCCTTCTTCCATATTATAGTAGTAACACCTAAAAAATGTGTTCGATATACACGCGTCAATTGTATTTGTTGGCATATTTCTTAAGATTGATGAGACTGGGAATTTGGTAGTCCTGTTCTAGCACATGTCGTTCTGTGTGTTTCGGCTCTGTACTTATTTTTACGGGTGTCCAATCAACTAGTATACTCGTGAGGTTTATCCGGGTCGCTCTGTACCCACCATTAATGAGTTGTCGTAAAATATAGGTCGTCGCAGTCACCTGATCAAATGTGGGACACCCCATGACAAATGGTGGAACGGTAACAATGAGTGTGGTATTACCCATAGTAGACGACCGTGTAATTTTTCTTGAAATTTGTTCGAGGATTTCACGATATGTTTGTTTTTTTATTGCATTTTTGACATTATTTTTTTTGTGTAAATCGCTGGCTGGAACAAGACCACCCATCTTACTCTTGTTTTGTATTTTTTGAGAGGGCCTTTAACACGGCCTCCATCCCAGATTTACTGGGGTTGATGGCAGTCAACAATTCATCCTGATTCACAAATGTGCTCATCTGCTGTACATCGTCGTTCATGGCGGCGGGTCCAGATACATCACGAGATGGTACCTGGGTGCGCATAGAGGCCACAGTGTATGAATCATTGTCGTTTTTTAACAACTTACTCATTACTTCGGTAACAAAAAAGTGTTTTGTATCATAGAACATTACCCGGTTGTCGTACATGACTTCACCCTGTGGGCCTGAGTATTTGTTGACATAAATGGTTTCTATAGGCGTAAGACATTTGCCTGTTTTGTTTTGCATGAATGCCGTCATTGTGTCTATAATTTTCGAAAGATCTGATGGTGCTATATCAGTAAGTTCTCTCTTGAATTGTGACAGGTCGACTTTGGTCTCGACCTCGTCGACGTTGAAATTCTCTACTGGCTTACTCCACCCAGACAGACCAAAATCAACAAAACCCTCCCTGGAACCAAAGAAAAAAATCGCCAACAGAACAATAAGTGCTAACAGTTTGTAGTTCATATTACTATATCGCGTTAAAATATTTTGACAAAAATTATACTTACTTGTATATGGCACTATTGTTCTTCAGTAAAAAATGTGAACACTGTAACAATGTTATTGATTTTGTGAGAAAAAATAAACCACTCCATTCTGTAGTTTCCTTTCATGACGTCAACATCAAAGGAATCCCGGCCCAAGTAAAAGGAAAACTATCATCGGTACCGACCCTGGTTACGAAAGATGGTAAGATGTTGGTCGGAAAAGAAATACTCTCCTGGTTTGGTTCTATTTTGCCTTCTGAATTTGAGGGGGTGGGCGGAGGTGGAGTCGGGGGGGCGAGTTTGGATGACCCCGATGGGGACGATGGGGGGATGTTTGACCTGGAGGATTATGGTGGTGATATAGGAGCACAAATGACACCCGAACTACAGGCAAAAATTAGTTCGTCTGTGAGTGATGCTTACGGTACAAGAAATAGCGAGACATAAAGATTTCACGCATCTTTATGTAAATGCAATTCAAAACTGTACAGGCGAGTGCCTTGAAATCATGTTTTGAGGTCTTAAAGGATGTAATAAACGATGTAAACATGTTTTTTACAGAAGAGGGGATGACCATAACTGCCCTAGACAATGCCAAGGTGGCCCTCATCAACATGAAACTGCATGCAAGTAAGTTCGAAGAGTATGAGTGCCCCCAGCCAATAACGGCGGGAGTAAATATCACGAACTTTTACAAAATCCTAAAATTTATTACATCCAATGATGTACTTGAGATATCCATTACGGACAAAGAACTTATGAAAATTGCCATCTCAAACGATGCCAAAAATTCAAATACTAAATTTGAACTTTCACTTCTATGGATTAATGACGATGTATTGGAGATCCCCAAAATTGTACCGTCCTGTACCACACTCATCACCTCTATCGACTTTCAGAGAATATGCAGAGACATGGGAAACCTGAGCCATGATATATATATTTTCCGAAATGCTAATATTCTTAAAATTTCGTGTAAAGGGGATTTTGCTAAACAAGAGACAGAGATTGACACAGAGCAAACTGGATTCGAGGAGAGTATAGGGAACAAATATTCACTCAAGTATATTAATTTGTTTACCAAGGCCACCAATATGTGTTCCCATATGAAAATTCAACAAACCTTTCCGACTGATAGAATGCCCATAATTTTCGTATACGATGTGGCCAATCTGGGATACATCGAGTTCTTTTTGGCCGCCAAATTAGACGACTGAATCTAATACAGAGTCATTTTCTGAATATTCATTGCTACCCGCTATGGTGGTAATGACTATTTTGGGCGAATCAAACTTCACAATGTCCCGGAATTTTACATCCTGACCATGGTAGTCTCCCTTGGGCCCCCTGGTCTTCTGGATAATTTTTGTTATGTTTCGGACCTTTTTGTCTTTGAGCATAGTCCATGCCTCTATAATAGGTGGAATAAATTTCATTTCGTTACTGAATTTTGGTGGCCACTTACAGGTAGTATCCCGGGAAATATATCTGTATTTTCTATTACCATACGTGTACTTAATTGTATATACATAATCCGTAACGGCTTCTGGAATTGTATCCAATAAGTCCCCTAGGTACTGTCCATTTGTTTTCTTGAACTGGTTGGTGATATTCATGTAGTACCAATTATCCAATCCCTCCCACTGTCGCGCCTCATCCTGCCACTCATCTGGTATAGTCGCATCAAGAAGCACTACATCGTCGGCCTTGAAGTCTATTTCGACCTGAGATACATAAAAATCATCCAATTCAAATAACGACACTATAAAGTAATACACATCCATCATAATCTCTCTAATATAATTCATTTCGTACATAAAGATTCTTTTCTTTAGTATTTATAATGGAAGATAATATTGTAGCCTTTTATGAAAAAAAATGCAATGATATAATGGATACTAGTGACATTGATGCATTCATACAATATCAAATGGCCTGTGCCCCCTTCCTGAAAGAATATTATGAAATAAAAGAGAATAATGTGACCGATACCAACTTCCCACTGGTTTTTAAAACCAATACCAAAGCCAAAGACCTGTTTACGCGCTACATGTGTGAAATAGAAGGAGCAATACCAGAAATAGGACCCAAAGATACTTTCCTGGAGTTTTGTGAAGAATGCCAACGAGAAAAATTACACGATACACGATTAAGTGTCATGGTGTGTCCTCAGTGCGGTCTTCAAACATCCTTTGTGGGCGATGAACTCTCCTACAAAGAGGAACAAGATATTGAAAAGAATATTGTGTATTCCTACAAACGAGAAAACCACTTTAACGAGTGGATATCACAATTTCAAGGAACGGAAAGCACAAATATTTCCATGGAAATAATAGAAAATATCAAATTTGAATTTAAAAAACAAAAAATTAAGAATTTGACAGATATCACACACCCCAAGGTACGCGCCATTCTTAAGAAACTACGACTCAATAAGTATTACGAGCATGTCCCCTATATAACCACACTTTTAAACGGAATTGACCCACCCAGAATGTCCCAGGGGCTCGAGGCCAAACTGAGACTCATGTTTTCAGAAATTCAGGAACCATTCGAACGACACTGCCCAAATTACAGAAAGAATTTTTTAAGTTACTCTTATGTTTTGTATAAATTCTGTGAATTGTTAGGAAAAGATGAATTCCTTCCCTGTTTCCCCCTATTAAAATCCAAAGACAAACTGAAACAACAAGACATTCTATGGAAAAAGATTTGTGGCAATTTGAGTTGGGAGTACATAGCCACCATATAAAATATATTTATAGTGTATAGCAATGGTATCTGCCGAACAAATCGCAAAAATTGCCAATGGGGTTAAACATGCGAGCGCCATGTCAAACCAGATAAGGGGATTATCAACGGCGACGGTGGCACCTAGGGTCAATGCACCACGACGCATAAATGGAGGGGGTGGGTCTAATATGGTGCTCTGGGGTATCCTTGTATGTATACTGTGTATGAGTATTTCGGCCACACTGGCATACGTCGCTTCCCAAAAAAACAAAAAGAGTGATAAATAAAGACTATTTGCATAATAGTAAGTATGTACATACAGACGACTATAGTAAGACCAACAATAGGCCAGGCTTCTGCTTGTAGCCGATCGACGCGAATCAGAAGGGTACCTCTACACCCCAGGAATAAGAGAGTGGAATCAATACAATCAGCGATTGTCCCCCCTCCCGCCCTATCACCCCAGTTGACCGCATCCCTGGGTATGAATATTTTGGTCGGCGTGTCTATAATTGTACTCGTAATTAACATGTACAATTCGATAAAGGATAGGGATGATAATCATATATGGAGGAGTTCATAAAAACCCACATAGAACCACTCAAGGATGGTACACCCCACAACGATTATTGTGTAAACTCTGCAATGGCACACATGGAAATTGCACGGGAAGCTCTGACTGCCAGGGAGGAAGATCCCAAACAGTACTACACGGATGCCATAAAACATGCAAAATGGGTCATGAAAGTAACACCCATTTTGCATATTATAACGGAAAATATGACCAAGTAATTATTTAAAAAATGGAAGGCAGCACACTTTGGCTACTTCTGTGGCTGCGTTGATGTCGAGCGTACCCCTGGATGCACTAACAACGAAATCAACCGTGTTACCCAGAACATCACTATCCACCAATTCCAGAAGAAATTTTTCTTTATCGTCTGTAATTGGAGCATCTACAATAACCCGTCGAACCAGAGTGAGGGCCAATTCCTTCTGGGCCGCCCCCTTGGCCTCGCTTAATTCCACAATTTCCATGGCATATTGAAGGACAAGCACAACAGAAGACGCATTTATTTCTGTGTCCTTCAGTTTTTCGTTGAGAAGTTTGAAAGCTGTCTCTTCCAATGTATCTAGCTTTTTACCAATGATTGTAAGATCTATGTCAGTATTAGTATACTTGTCTGTCATTTAGAATAAACACAGAAATTATTCTTCATGAATTTCCACCTCACCCCCATTGGTGGGAAAATTTAAAACGTAGCCCTTCTGGAGACCGGTTAGTTCCATGTACCGTCTCAATTGTGAGATTTCTTTGGATTTAATGGCAGCAATGGATTTGAGCTCCCATATGTCCGTTTTATTGACCACTATATCCAATCTACAGTGTCCCACCACAAACCCTTCATATGAAACAGGAACAATCTTTTCGGTTTCATATTGAATGTTTTGCAATCGAAGTCCTACCTCGAGTGCTCGTTGATATATTGCCTCACTGTGACCGTGACCCAATGTTGTATATACATGCTTTGCGAGTTCTAGTACGCGTGACATTTATTATTGTACATTTGTATTCTTTATTTTCCTGTTTCCATTCTTATAACCCCAACGACCGTATTTGGGTCGTTGGGACTGTGTCTGCGCGCGGGCCGCGCGTATGGCCAAGGGGGCGGCGAGCCCCACCGCATTGGTTAACAGCGCCCTATTGGAATTTGTAGCCCCCCTGGCTCGCATGACAAGATTCCCGGTATTTTTAAGCAGACGAGTGGCATCAGCAGCTCTATTTGCCTCCTTAATAGCCTCTTTCTCAATCATACGCGCCTCTGAGCCTTCCTTATTCGCGGCCACATTCGCTACCACGAGAGCGCGGTTCTTATTACCGTTTTCTATGACAATATTCTTACCAATACGCGCTATCACGGCATCCGTGGTTTTCTCGGGTGTAAGATTTTTCCAATGATAATGAGTACACATTGTTTTCGAAAATGGGGGACAGGTTGGACAGATTCTTTTATATCCTCTAATCGCAGAATTCCTCTCTCCCTGCGTACCCGCACCACATATCCTTCGTGTAACTTTGTTTAGTCTGGCATTCTTGGCGGCCTTGGCATTTGCCTCATTCTTGGCAGCCTTGGCATTTGCCTCATTCTTGGCGGCCTTGGCATTATTGGCGGCCTTGGCATTATTGGCAGCCTTGGCATTTGCCTCA